GACTTCACAGTACCTTCTACACCATTACAGTTAACACAATCTTCTGGAACAAATATTCAAGCAATTACATCAGGCCAAGTTAAATTCTTCTTGGAACCTGGCCGTGATTACTTAGCATAATATAAAGATTTATTATGAATAACTTTGACAAGAACATGGAGCAAATCTTTGATGTGACTCCTACTGAGCCTAAGAAGGCACAGCCGATTGTTACGACACATTACAATCCACCAAGCGATGACAAACAAGACTTGGTGGATGCGTATCAACAATCCAAAGAAAACATCCAAGAAATTATTGATTCAGGCAAAGATGCCATGGAAGAAATACTCCAGATTGCCAAAGCAGGTCAACACCCAAGAGCCTTTGAAGTCTATGCCACACTTCTAAAGAACATGACAGAAGCCAATGATAGACTTCTAAAGATTCAAAAAGAGATGCGTGAGATTGAAGGCAGAAAGAAAGATTCTGGTACCACAATTGATAAGGCTATATTCGTAGGATCAACATCCGAATTGAGTAAATTTCTAAAAGGTAACAATGGCAGTTAGTACAAAAGATTCCTATCGTGATAATCCGCTACTGAAACGTGCGGGTGTTGAAGTAAGTTATTCACAAGAACAGATTGAGGAGTATATCAAATGCTCTCAAGATGCCATTTACTTTGCCATGAAATATATGAAGATTGTTAACGTTGATGAAGGTTTAATGCCTTTTAAGATGTGGCCATTTCAACAGGAGATGTTACAACTTTTCCAAAACAATCGTTTCGTTATCACTAAATGTCCTCGTCAGGTGGGTAAAACCACTACCACCGTGGCATACCTTCTACACGCAACCATATTTACAGAGTCACAGAACGTAGCCATTTTGGCCAACAAAGGTTCTTTGGCTCGTGACATTCTAGCTAAGTATCAACTGGCCTATGAAAATTTACCACAATGGTTGCAACAAGGTGTAATCACTTGGAACAAGGGTAATGTGGAACTAGAGAATGGTTCTAAACTGATTGCTGCATCCACATCCAGTTCTGCTGTTCGTGGAGGATCATTCAACATTGTATTCTTGGACGAATTCGCTTTCGTTCCAGCCAATATGGCACATGAGTTCTTTAACTCTGTCTATCCTGTTATCTCATCTGGTAAAACCACAAAGATTATTATCGTATCAACACCAAACGGAATGAATCTATTCTACAAGTTGTGGTCTGATGCAGTCAATAAGAAGTCCGATTATATACCATTCGAGATTCACTGGTCTATGATACCAGGTCGTGATGAGGCATGGAAAGAACAGACGATTAGGAATACCTCATTGAGGCAATTCCAACAAGAGTTTGAAACCATGTTCTTAGGTTCATCAAACACACTCATTTCTGGTATCAAATTACAGAGTTTGGTGTACCGAGAACCTATTGCCAACCACGATTTACTTAAAATCTATGAATATCCAGTCAAAGAAGATGGTGAAAAGAACCTCAAAGACCATCTTTATGCCATTGCCGTTGATGTATCTGAAGGTAAAAACTTAGACTCATCAGCTTTTACTGTGTTTGATATATCGGAAACGCCATACAGACAAGTTGCGGTGTATAAGAGTTCGTCTATTTCACCAATTCTTTTCCCAACAGTCATCTATAATGCTGCCAGATACTACAATGATGCCTATGTTTTAGTGGAAATCAATAATAATCCTGAAGTGGCAATGACATTACATGCTGACCTAGAGTATGAAAACTTACTTAAAGTGTTTACTGGTAACAAAAAAGCACAACAACTCTCTGCTGGTTTCCAACGTGGAACACAGATGGGTCTTAAAATGTCACCAGCAACCAAGAGAATTGGTTGTTCTAACCTAAAAACATTGATTGAAACAGACAAACTAGAAATCTGTGACTTTGATACCTATTCAGAATTGACCACCTTTGTGGCCGATAAGACATCTTTTGCTGCGGAAGAAGGTGCTAATGATGATATTGTAATGACTTTAGTGTTGTTTGCTTGGGCAGCAACACAAAAGTACTTTAGAGAAATCGTCAATCACGATTTGAGAAAACAATTACAGTTACAAACCATGAACCAAGAGGATGATGAGACTTTACCATCAATGATTATTGAAGACGGACTTGAGAGGCCTCTAATGATTGAAGGTGGTGACGTATGGGAAATGGCTGGTTCTGAAGATGTTTACTCAGGATATTTCAGAAGTATACACAAGTAATGTAAAAACCGTGAATCATAAATATCCTCATGGTATAACCTGCCAAAACACATAATAATTCAAGGAGAATAAAATGGCATTTCAAATCTCTCCAGGCGTAAATGTATCTGAAGTAGACTTAACGACAGTCGTACCTTCGGTTCTAACGACTGCTGGTGCTCTTGCTGGAACATTCGTTTGGGGTCCAGCAGACAAATTAATCTTAGTAGACAGTGAAATTACTCTAGCAAAAAGATTCGGTCAACCAGATAACAATTCTGCAGTTTCTTTCTTTACTGCTGCTAACTTTCTTTCTTATGGCAACAATTTAACTATTGTACGTGCTGTTGGTGCTAATTCTTATAACGCTCAAGCCAATACAACTGGTGCAAATACACAGATATCAAACGCTGATATATTTCAAGCAACTCTGTTACATTCTGATAATTTGGATCAGTTTGGTGCTTTTGTAGCAAGATATCCAGGTCAAATAGGTAATTCTATTACTGTTTCTGTTTGTGCTAACACAGCAGCCTTCAGTACATGGACATATAAAGGATACTTTACAAGTGCTCCAGGAACTTCTACATACGCATCTAATGCTGGTGGACGAGATGATGAGATGCACGTTATTGTTGTTGATACTGGTGGTTTATTCACTGGTACACAAGGTACAATTTTGGAAACATATCCATTCGTATCTAAAGCTGTTGATGCAACAGAAAATGGTGCAACAAATTATTATCAACAAGTAATTTACAATAACTCTAATTACATTTATGCTACTGGTCCTGTAGACTATGCAAATACAAATGTAACTTGGGGTAGTACAGCAGCAAATACAACATTCTATAAACCAACAAATAAAACTTTGTCGTTAAGCAAAGGTACTAATGAAGTTCCAAATGATGGCCAAGTACAAATAGCTTATGGTTTGTTTGCTAACAAAGAACAGATTGATGTTTCATTGGTATTGACTGGTGATGCAAGTACTGTAACACAACAATACGTTATTGACGATGTTGTTACACCACGAACAGATTGTGTGGCAGTTATTTCTCCACCTTATTCTGCTGTTGTTAATCAAGCCGGTTCAGAAACAACAAACATTCAAACATGGTTGACAACTCTGGCTCGTTCTTCTTCATACGTTATTGCTGACTCTGGTTGGAAATATCAATATGACAAGTACAACAACACATATCGTTGGATTCCATTGAATGGTGACGTTGCTGGTCTATGTGTATACACAGATACAGTTAAAGATCCATGGTTCTCACCAGCTGGTTTCAACCGTGGCGCTATCAAGAATGCTGTTAAATTGGCATGGAATCCATCTAAAACATATCGTGACGTATTGTATGCTGCTGGTGTAAATCCAGTCGTGTCTTTCCCTGGTCAAGGTATCGTTTTGTTTGGCGATAAGACATTACAATCTAAACCATCTGCTTTCGACCGTATCAATGTACGCAGATTGTTCATTACACTTGAGAAGACTATCGGTACTGCCGCTAAGTATTCATTGTTTGAATTGAACGATGAGTTTACTCGTGCTCAGTTTGTTAACTTGGTAACTCCATTCTTGAGAGATGTTCAAGGACGCCGTGGTATTACAGACTTTAAAGTGGTTTGTGACACAACAAACAATACTCCACAAGTTATTGATACCAACGGATTTGTTGGCGATATCTACATTAAGCCTGCTCGTTCTATTAACTTCATTCAATTGAACTTTGTTGCTGTTGGAACTGGTGTTGACTTTACTACAATCGTTAACGCAGCTTAATAAATAGCTAATAATAGGAGAATAAAATGGCATTTAATGTACAAGAGTTTAGAGCCGCACTGACAGGGGACGGTGCCCGTCCCAATCTGTTCTCGGTTACGCTGGGTTTTCCAGTTAACGTATTGAATGGAACTGCATCTGCTCAAAAAACCACATTCATGGCAAAAGCAGCACAGTTGCCAGGTTCATCCGTGAATTCAATTACTGTTCCTTATTGGGGTCGTGAATTGAAATTTGTTGGTAACAGAACATTTACTGACTGGACATTAACAATTATTAACGATGAAGACTTTACTATTCGTAACAGTTTTGAAAACTGGATGAATAAATTGAACAGTCACGCTGGTAACGTTAGAGATGCAACAGCAGTTAACGCTAAAGGTTATTCTGTTGATGCTACAGTTACACAATACGGCAAAGCTGGTGATGCAATTAAGACATATAATTTTGTTGGTTTATTTCCAGTAGACTTGGCCGCAATTGATTTAAATTGGGGTTCAAACGATGAGATTGAAGAATATGCGGTAACATTCGCATTTCAATACTGGGAAGCAAGCACAACTTCCTAATTTATTATTTTATGTAGAGGAGCTTTGGCTCCTCTTTTATGGTTACTTGAACTGGATTTTTAAAAAATATGGCAGCTATTAATAAGTTTTCTCTTTTCGGTTTTTCTATCTCTCGTGATAAAAACGAGGCAGAACAGGCCGTACAACAATCGTTTTCGCCTCCAACGAATGACGATGGTGCTCTGACGATAACTTCGGCAGCCTATTATGGTACATATGTTGACTTAGATGGTACAGCAAAGAATGAGGTTGAATTAATCTCCCGTTATCGTGAGATGGCAATGCAACCAGAAATCGAATCGGCAATTGATGATATCGTTAACGAAGCCATTTGTCAAGATGACGATGGTAAAATTATTGATATCGTATTGGATAATCTAAATGAATCTGAAAAGATTAAGAAAGCCATTCGAGCAGAGTTTCAAACCATTCTAAAGTTGTTGAACTATAACAACATGGCACAAGATATCTTCCGTAGATACTATATTGACGGCAAGATGTACTACCATATCATTATTGATAAAGAAAATCCAACTCAAGGTATCAAAGAACTTAGATACATTGATCCACGCAAACTCCGTAAGGTTCGTGAGATTAAAAAGAAAAAAGATGAACGCACAGGCGTTGATGTTATGGATGTGATTAATGAATACTATATTTACAATGATAAAGTCACTACTGGTGCTTCTAGCAATTTTGGTCCTGTTGGTGTTCGTATCACTACTGATTCCATTATTTCAGTTGTTTCCGGGCTTATGGATTCTCGCAGAGCAGTGGTCTTATCGTATTTACACAAAGCTATAAAGCCATTGAATCAATTGCGTATGATTGAAGATGCGACAGTTATCTATCGTATCTCAAGAGCACCAGAACGTAGGATATTTTACATTGACGTAGGTAATTTGCCTAAACTAAAAGCTGAACAATATCTTCGTGACATCATGGTCAAGTACAAGAACAAGTTGGTCTATGATGCCAACACAGGTGAGGTCAGAGATGACCGTAAGTTCTTGTCTATGATGGAAGACTTCTGGTTGCCACGCCGTGAAGGTGGTAAAGGTACAGAAATTACAACATTACCTGGTGGTCAAAACTTAGGTGAGTTGGAAGACGTTAAGTACTTTGAACGTAAACTATACAAGTCATTGAGTGTACCAATCTCTCGTTTGGAACCTAATCAAGGTTTCTCTTTAGGTAGAGTATCTGAAGTTACCCGTGACGAATTAAAATTTAGTAAGTTTGTAGACAGACTCCGTAATAAATTTGCAGATGTATTTGACCAAGCCTTGAGAGCACAATGTGTACTCAAAGGTATTTGTACTGCTGAAGAATGGGAACTGTTCAAAGAACACATTTATTACAACTTCATCAAAGACAATAACTTCACAGAGTTAAAAGATGCTGAGTTGATGAGAGAAAGATTGTCTTTGTTAGGTGAAATTGATGCTTATACTGGACGTTATTTCTCACAAAAATGGATTCAAAAGAATGTATTGCGTCTTGATGACAATAGTATTGCTGAGATGCAAAAACAAATTGATAAAGAAAAACAAGAAGGACTTGGTTTACCAGTTGAAATTATGAATAATGTTGCTGGTCAAGTGATGGCATCCGATATACCACAACAACCACAACATCCAGATGATGTAGAAGCAGATCAAGCGGCAGCAGACCAAGAAGCTAAGACAACTGCTGCGGCCGCCAAAGCCAAAACCAAGTCTGAAGAAACGACTTTTGGTAAGCTTAAAAGAATATTATAAATAGGATTCATTAAGGAGAATAACATGGACACAAGAGCAATTATAGATTATGCAATGAATGACGATGCCAAGGCAATGCGTGATGCCTTGTATGCCTCTATCCACGACAGAGTTAATGCACATATTCAAGCACACAAACAAAATGTAGCACAGAGTCTTTTCCCTGAAGAACATGATGAAGAAGAAGTAGAAGTAGAAATGTCCGAATCGGTTGAAGAATTAACTGAAGGTAAGATGGACAAAATGAGTCTTTCTTCTCTATGGCATAAACACGCACAACACTCATATAGTGCTGACCAAGGATATGGTGGCGGTATGGGTGGTCATCACAGTCATCATGCAGCTACTGCTATCGAGAACCATGTTCGTAAACATCACGGTAATAAAGTAGCCGATGATATGTTGAATCATTCAGATCACCATATTGCACACGCAGAATACGCTGGTCCTGATGAATCAGAACACCATGAAAAAGAAGCAGCTAAACTAAGAGCTAAACATGGTATTAAAGGTGATTTATACGGACACAAGGAATAATAAATGGCTAACGCTTTTACATATCAAGTCATAAAAGACACCACAGAGAAAGCAGTTATTAAATTAACTGGTAAGTTTGATGGTTCTGGTCAAGAAGACAATCCACACCGTATTCAAGCAAATACTTTGTACGGTGCTTTGGACGCCAATGGTGTTCCATTATACACAGCAGCCAGTTTGAGTAATACTGCTTTAGACTACTATGGTTTATCCATTTTTAGAGTATGGTACGACTGTGTTAATCCAACTTCTGCTGATGTAGACATTTATTGGAACGCAAACCCAACTGAAACTGCTTTGCTAGTTTCTGGTACTTACGAATACGATGGTGCAGCAAATTGGGTAACAATACCTAATTCAGCAAAAGCCAACAATATGGTTACCTCATGTAACGGTGACATTGGTATTCGTACAAGAGGTATGGCAGCAAACAACTCTTACACAATTATTATTGAATTGCGTAAAGACAACTCTACTTACCAACGTGGTCAATTCAACGACCCAGGTGCATTCAACTACGGACAATATAGTATCAAACCATGAAACTAATTAAAGAAATCCACGAAACAGTCAACTATCTCGTAGAAGAA